GACTCTACCGGGGCGGCCGACGTCGCCGGCCTGCTGAAGGGGGTCGATCTGATCCGCGAAAGGACCGGCGCTCACGTGATGCTCGTGCATCACAGCGGGAAGAACAAGGCGCAGGGCGCGCGCGGTCACTCGAGTCTGCGCGCCGCGATCGACACCGAGATCGAGCTCACGATCGGCGACGGAGGGATCAGGGTCGCGCGCACCACGAAGCAGCGCGACATGCCGTCCGGGCGGGAGTTCCTCTTCCGTCTTCGATCCGTCGAGCTGGGCAAGGACGACGACGGCGAAGCTGTGACGACCTGCGTCGTCGACTGGACCAACTGAGGGAGGCCGCAACGGACTGATCGCACGTTCGACACTGCCGCGCCGGCGTCGCTCCCTGGGGGCGACGCGCGGTCAAGGATGCGGGACGCCAGCGCATCCGGCGGAGTGATCCGACAAGCGGAAGACGCCAGCTCTCGCGACGCGGCAAGGCCAAGCCGCACAGCGTTTCAGCGCGGTCGACTCTGCGAACGGAGAAGGTGCGACCGGATCGAGGCACGAAGCATGATGACGCCAGAAACCAGCGACGAAGAACGCTCCGAGCGACCGCAGGGAGAGGGACGGGGAACCCCCCTAAAGGGGGTTTCCCCGACCCCTGACGCCATCGGCGCCGCCCTGCGGTCGCTCGGCTTCATCGCGCAGCCTCAGCGCATCGGACACGCCGGCTTCGCAGCGAACGAGGCGCGGCGGTTGCGGGTCCTTCCCCGGCCCGCGCCGCGTAGTAATTCGAACCCCGACAGTTCACTAGGCTGAAGGTTCGGAAATGACTGAACTTTTCGGCCCGTCAGATGTTCAGTCGACCCCGCCGCCGATCGTTACGAAGGCGGCGTTCGCGGAAGAGCTCGGCCTCGCGAAGTCGCGGATCACCCAACTGGTCGCGCAGGGGATGCCGGTCACGGCGAACGGGCGGATTGATCGCGAGGCCGCGCTCGCCTGGTATCGCGAGAACATCACCCCGCACCGGCGCAAGGCGGAGAAGATCGCGGCGCCCGGCGCGCAGCGCGCCGAGCTCGACGGATTGAAGATCGAGCGCGAGCGGCTGGAGCTGGCGCGGCTTCGCGGCGAAGTCGTCGACCGCGCAGCCGTCGAGCGCGCGGTCTTCGTCCGCGCCCGCAGCGAGCGCGACGCCTGGTCGAACTGGTCGGCGCGCGTCGCGCCGCAGCTCGCCACCGAACTGCGCGCCGATCCCGCCGCGACCTTCGCCGCGCTCGACCGCATGGTCCGCGAGCAGCTCGCCGAGATGGCGGCGACCGAGACGGAAGGGCTCGACCTTGACCGCTGACGCGCTGCGCCTGGTCGACGCGGCATGGCGGCGCGGGATCGCGCCCGAGCGTCAGATGAGCGTGTCGGAATGGGCGGACGCGCATCGCCAGCTTCCCGCCGAGTCAGCCGAGCCCGGCCGCTGGCGCACCTCCCGCACGCCCTACCTGCGCGAGATCATGGACGCGCTCTCGACCGGATCGCCCTTCGAGCGCGTCGTCTTCATGAAGGGCGCCCAGCTCGGCGGAACCGAAGTCGGCTTGAACTGGCTCGGCTACATCATCGCGAACGCCCCCGGCCTCGCGCTTCTCGTTCAACCGTCCCTCGACATGGTTCGCCGCAACACGCGGACCCGGATCGATCCCATGATCGAGGCGACGCCGACGCTGCGCGCGCTGGTCGCGGCGCCGCGCGCCCGCGACGCGCAGAACACGGCGCAGGGCAAGGACATCTGGTCATGACCGGCGCCAACAGCGCCGCCGGCCTGCGCTCGACCCCGGCGCGCTACCTGTTCCTCGACGAGGTGGACGCCTATCCAGCCGACGCGGACGGCGAGGGCGACCCCGTCGACCTCGCCGTGAAGCGCACCGCGACCTATCGGGGAAAGCGGAAGATCCTCATGGTCTCGACGCCGACGCTGAAGCACGCGAGCCGGATCGAGAAGGCTTTCGACGAGTCCGATCAGCGCCGGTTCTTCGTTCCCTGCCCGCACTGCGCCGAGCCGCACACCCTGGAATGGGAGAACGTCGCCGCGGACGGCTCGATGACGTGTCCGAGCTGCGGCGGCCAGATCGACGAGGCGCACAAGCCCGCGATGCTCGCCGGCGGCGCGTGGCGGGCGACGGCGCCCGGAGACGGCCGCACCGCCGGCTTCCACCTGTCGAGCCTCTACTCGCCGTTCGAGCCGTGGGCCGACCTGGTCGCCGCTCACGAGAAGGTCCGTCAGGACCCGACGCGCCTTCAGGTGTGGTGGAACACGACCCTAGGCCGCACGTGGGAAGACCAGGGCGCGCAGGCGCTCGACCCCGAGGGCCTGTCGGCGCGCCGCGAGAGCTGGGGCGACGCCCTCCCGGAAGGCGTCGCCGTCGTGACGGCCGGCGTCGACGTCCAGGGCGACCGGATCGAAGTCCAGTTCGTCGGCTGGGGGCGCGACGAAGAGGCGTGGATTCTCGATTACCGCGTGATCTGGGGCGACCCGAGCGGCCCGGCGATCTGGCATGACCTCGACGCGCTGCTGATGCGCGGCTTCCGTCACGCGAAGGCGGTCCCGGACCTTCCCGTCCGCGCGGCCTGCGTCGACACCGGCGGCGCGCACACCGCGACGTCCTACGACTTCGTCCGCCGGCGGCTGTCGCGCCGAATCTGGGGGATCAAGGGCGCGTCGCAGCCGCACGCCCTGCCGTGGCCGAAGCGGATCACCAAGGGGAAGGGCGGCGCGCCGATCGCCGTGATCGGCGTCAACGCGCTGAAGGACAAGCTCGCGTCGCGCATCGCCGTCGCCGAGCCCGGCGCCGGCTTCATCCATTTCCCGGCCGCGCTCGACCGGACTTACTTCGACCAGCTCGCGGCCGAACACGTCGTCACGAAATATGTGAACAACCTGCCCGTGCGCTCTTGGCAGAAGCGCCGGCCGGGCGACGCGAACGAAGCCTTCGACACCCTGGTCTACGCGACGGCCGCGCTTCACGGCCTCGCGGCCGCGGGGATGCGGCTCGAGGACGAAGCCGACCGCATCGCCGCGGCTCCCTTGCGCGGCGTCCCGGCCCCCGCCGCGCCGGCTGCGCCCGTCGTCATCCGCTCGAAGTGGCTCGACCGGTAGCGTCCGAATTTCGGACGCTGGCGTTACCCAATGTAACGCGCAGCGGGGCGCGTCCTGGTCTAGCCTTTCCCTACCGCAGACCAACCAACGGGAATTGCCATGCCGTTCAACGCCGCCACCGCCAGCCGTCCCGCGATCGAGATCGAAGAGGACCTTCACCTCGTCCACGAATACCTCGCGATCCTTCACGCCCTCGCGGGGGCTGAAGACGCCTTACCGCTTCCCGGCTGTGCGCTGCTGCTGCTGACGCTGCCCGCGCTCGAATCAGCCGAGCGACTGCTTCGTGATGCGCAAGGCGCTGAGCTCACGGGATAAAGCTTTACCCCCCTTCGCAGATTCGCGGGGATGTGCGTTGTTCACCCTCGAAACGGACGGAGAACAGGGGCGAGCATGTTTCGCGATGAGATTTATCACCGTCGCCATGTGCAGGCGATGAGCGACACCACGCCCGACCAGTGGCGCGACTTCGCGCGCCGCGGAATCTTGCCCAGCGCGCCGAGCGCTGCGAACGCGATCGCGATGGGCAAGCGCCTCGGCGCGCTGATCGACGATGACAACGTCCTTGGCGACGGCGCTTTCGAGGATGACGCCGACGACTCCGAGGATCGCCGCACCCGCCGCAAGCGCTACACGCCGCGCGACGTGTTCGCGCAGCGGATCATGAACACCCTCGCGCGGGACTTCCGCGTCGGTCACACCCTCGCCTGCGACATGGCGCGCAGCATCGTCCAGGCGTTCGAGGACCGGCTTCAGTGCGGCCAGTTCGAGGCCGAAGTCTGGGCCTTCGTCGCGCTGTGGTTCGACGATGCGAAGCGCGAGCGGAAGCCCTACCGCTGGTCGATCGTCGGCAGCCTCGACGAGATCGCCGTTGCGATCCGGCTCGCGGACGGCGAAGGGCGCGACGTCGTCGGCTATGTCTGCCTTGACCTTGCGCGCATGTGGCGCGAGCTGCAGGACCGCGCCGCGGACTCGAAGCTCAGCTTCCCGGCGTTCCCGGCGTGAGCATCCTTTCCCGCATCCTCGCCGCGCTGCGGCGGCGGTCCTACGAGGCCGCGGGCGGCGGCCGGCGCTGGCAGTCCGCGCCCGGGATCAGCGCGCCCGTCTCGCAGGCGCTGGCGGCGCGCGGCACCCTCATGGGCCGCGCGCGCCATGCCGCCGAGAACAACCCCCATGCGCGCCAGGCGATCGAGGTTCTCACCGCCGCGACGGTCGGAACCGGGATCAAGCCGAAGTCGCGCAACGAAGACGCCGGCGTCCGCCGCGCCCTCGATCTGGGATTCGAGGAATGGACCGACGAGGCGGACGCGACCGGCGTCCTCGACTTCTACGGCCTTCAGACGGCGGCGGCGCGCGGCATGTTCCGCGACGGCGAAGCGCTCTTCCGCATGGAGGCCGACCAGGATGGCCGCTTGCAGCTGCGCCAGCTCGCGCCCGAGCAGCTCGACCCGACGCTTCACCGCGAGCTCGGCGCCGGCGCGCGGATCGTGGCGGGCGTCGAGTTCGATACCCGCGGGCGCATTGTCGCGCATCACATCCTTCCCGATCAGCCCGACTTGCCGTTCGCGAGCGTCTCGACGCCCGTTCGCGTGCCCGCCGACGACGTGCTGCACGTGTTCAACCCGCTCTTCGCGGGGCAGGTGCGGGGGCTTTCGGTCCTGACCCCGGTTCTTCTCCGCCTTGTCGAGCTCGACAAGTGCGAGGACGCGCAGGTGATGCGCCAGCAGATCGCGGCCATGCTCGCCGGCTTCATCTACAAGCCCGACGAGTCCGCTGCGACGCCGTTCGATGGATCCGTCTCGGGATCGGTCCTCGAGGGCGGCCTCGAGCCCGGAACGCTGAAGGCGCTTCCCCCGGGCTATGACGTGAAGTTCTCGACGCCGGCGACGATCGGCGCGGACGCCGTCGAGTTCCTGCGGCTGCAGCTCCGGGCGATCGCGGCCGGCGCCGGCGTGACCTATGAGCAGCTCACCGGCGACTATTCCGGTTCGAACTATGCGTCGTCGCGCGCCGGGCTGATCGAGTTCCGGCGGCGGATCGAGGCGCTTCAGCATCACGTCATCGTCCGCCGGTTCTGCCGGCCCGTGTGGCGTCGCTGGGCGACCCTCGAAGCCCTGTCGGGCCGCATGGACGCCGGCGCGCTCTTCGCCGATCCGACCCGGTTCCTGTCGGCCGAATGGATCACGCCGGGCTTCGGCTGGGTCGATCCGCTGAAGGAAGTGCAGGCGGAGCGCGAGGCGGTCGACGCCGGATTCAAGTCCCGTCGCGAAGTCGTCGCCGCGCGCGGACGGGATATCGAGACCCTCGACGAGGAACGCGCGGCCGAAGCCCCCGCCGCGCCGCGCACGGAGAGCGCCGCATGAACCAGCCCGCACACCTCACCGCGGCCCGCGGCCTGACCCTGCGCCCCCGCACGCTCGACCGCGAGGCGCGCACCGTCGAAGCCGTCGCCAGCGCCGGCGGCGCCGTCCAGCGGCGCGACCAGCGCGGGCCTTTCGTCGAGCTGCTGTCGCTCGATCCCGCGCACGTCGACCTCTCGCGGCTGATCGGCGGCCCCGTCCTCGACGCGCATCGTCAGACGTCGCGCCGCGACGTTCTCGGCGTCGTCGAGACGGCCCGGATCGAGGGCGGCGAGCTGATCGTCTCGCTCCGCTTCTCGGCGCGGGCCGACGTCGCCGACGTCCTGGACGATATCGAGGCCGGCGTCCTGCGCGGCGTGTCGCTCGGCTACCAGGTCGCCGCGTGGCGCGAAGAGACCGCGCAGGGCGTCCGCCGCAAGGTCGCGGTCGCCTGGACCCCCCTTGAGCTCTCGCTTGTGCCTGTCCCGGCCGATCCGTCGGCCATCATCCGTGGAGTGACCATGCCTGACCCCGTGACCACCGAAACCCGCGTCGAGACCGGCCGGGCGGAGACCAACCGCGAGATTCGCGCGATCGCCGCGACCGCGGGCCTCACCCGCGAATGGGCGGACGCGCAGATCGACGCCGAGGCCACGGCAGACCAGGCGCGCGCCGCCGCTTTCGACGCCATGCGCACGCGCACGGCCGCGCCGCTGCGGACGCAGACCGTCACCATCGGCGCGGATCACGAAGCGCCGCAGGTGCGCGCCGAGCGCATCGGCGAAGCCCTCTATGCGCGCCACAACCCCGCGCACAACCTCAGCGAGCCTGCGCGCCAGTTCGCCGGCCTGACCTTCCCCGAGATCGCGCGGGACATCCTGAAGCGCGCGGGCGTCAGCACGACGGGCCTCAGCGGGGCGGAAGTCGTCACGCGCGCCCTGCACACCACGTCCGACTTCTCGCTGATCCTGGGCGACACGGTCGGGCGGACGCTGCGCGACGCCTACCGGGCGACGCCTTCCGGTATCCGTCAGGTCGCGCGGATGACGACCGCGAACGACTTCCGGCTGAAGCGCCGGTTGCAGCTCAGCGAGGCGGAGCTTCCCGAGAAGGTTAACGAGGCCGGCGAGTTCAAGTCGAGCACGCTCACCGAGGCGGCGGAGAGCTACAAGCTCGAAACCTACGGCCGCACGATCGGGATCACGCGCCAGGCGCTGATCAACGACGATATCGGCGCGTTCGTGGATCTGTCGCGCCGGCTCGGCCAGGGCGCGGCGGAGAAGGAATCGCAGATTCTCGCCGACGTGCTGGCGGGCGCCGCGGGCGTCGGGCCGACCATGAACGACGGCGAGCCGCTGTTTCATTCGTCGCACGGCAACGTCGCCAGCTCCGGCGCCGGGATCAGCGTGACGACGCTCGACGCCGCGCGGCGCTCGATGCGCCTGCAGACCGGACTTGGCGGCCGGCCGATCAGCGTCACGCCGCGCTATCTGCTGGTGTCGCCGACGCGCGAGACGGAAGCCGAGGGCGTGCTCGCGACGATCGCGCCGGCGACCGTCGCGGACGTCAACGTGTTCTCCGGGCGCCTGACGCTGATCGTCGATCCCCGCATCGCGCCGAGCCGTTGGTATGTCGTCGCCGACCCGGCCGAAGTCGACGGCCTGGAATACGCCTATCTCGCCGGCGCGCCCGGCCCCCAGACCGAGAGCCGCAACGGCTTCGAGGTGGACGGCGTCGAGATCAAGGTCCGCATGGACTTCGGCGCGGGCTTCGTCGACTGGCGCGGCTGGTATTCGAACGCCGGCGCGTGATGAGCGCGCTCTCGCTCGAGGAGCTGAAGACGCGCCGCGCCCAGCTCGAAGCGGCCCGCTATAGCGGGACGAAAGTCGTCGTCTACGCATGGGAGGGCGGCCAGGTCCGCACCGAGTATGCGAGCGACGGCGAGATGAAATCGGCGCTGGCGGACCTCGATCGCCAGATCGCCGCGGCGTCCGGCGTGACGCCGATCCGAACCGTTCGTCTGTCGACCTCGAAGGGAGTGTGAGCCCATGCGTAACTTCATCCAGCCCGGCCGAATGATCACGGTCGCCGCGCCGACCGGCGGCGTCGTGAGCGGCGACGGCGTCCTGATCGGCCAGCTCTTCGGCGTCGCCGCGACGGACGCGGCGGTCGGAAGCCCCGTCGAGATCGCGACGGAGGGCGTCTTCAGCCTGCCGAAGGAGGCGACCACGACCAGCTTCGCCGTCGGCGCGGCGGTCGAATGGGACGGCGCGAACGATCGGATTGCCACGCTCGACGCCGGCCTGAAGATCGGCGTCGTCGTCGAAGCGGCCGGCGCCACGGCTGCGACCGCGCGCGTTCGGCTGACGGCCTGACGCCATGCCCGCGAAGCCGCCCTCTCAGGCGATGGCGACGCGCTACCTGAAGGCCGCGATCGCGGCCGGCGTCCAGGTGCGCGAAGTCGTCGTTGAGCCTGACGGGCGGCTCCGCATACTGGCCGGCGGCGGGAACGAACCCGCCGAGCTTTCTGCGCTTGAGCAGTGGAGGGCCAGTCGTGAAGCGCGCTAACCCCTATCCCGGCCTTCATCGCACCGTGAAGCGGCTCGCGGACGGCTCTCGCAAGCTCTACTTCTACGCATGGAAGAACGGCCCGCGCCTTCCCGACGACTTCGGCTCGCCAGAGTTCGCCGCGGCCTTCCGTGACGCGATCGCATCCAAGGCCCCGCGATCGTCGTCCGCGGTCCTTCAGACGCTCTTCGACGCCTATCAGAAGTCGCACGGCCGCGGCGGCAGCGGTCGCGGCTTTCTCGACCTCGCCGAGCGAACCCGGCGCGATTACGCGCAGATCATCGCGGGCCTGGAACGCGAGTTCGGCGACTTCCCGCTGGTCGCGCTGGCCGACCCCGGCGCTCGCGCCGTGTTCCTCGAATGGCGCGACAAGCGCGCCGCGGTCGCTGCGCGGCGGGCGGACTACGAGTTCTCCGTACTCGCGCGCATCCTCGCATGGGCGTTCGATCGCCGGCTTATCAGCGCCAACCCGTGCGAGCGCGCCGGCCGCGTCTACGACGGCTCGCGCGCCGAGAAGGTGTGGACGGTCGCCGACGAGCTCGCCTTCTATCGCAGCGCGCCCGCACACCTTCACCTCGCGCTGACGCTGGCGCTTTGGACGGGGCAGCGGCAAGGCGACCTTCTTCGCCTGCCCTGGTCCGCCTACGACGGCGCGACGATCCGACTCACCCAGGGCAAGACGAAGGCGCGAGTCGCGATCCCCGTGGGCGCGCCGCTGAAGGCGGCGCTCGACGCCGCGCCCCGCCGCTCGCCGATCATCCTCACGAACGCGGACGGCCGACCCTGGACTGCGGACGGCTTCCGCGCGAGCTGGCGCAAGGCTGTCGCGAAAGCGGGGATTGTCGGCGTCACCTTCAACGACCTTCGCGGAACGGCGGTCACACGCCTTCGCGCCGCCGAGTGCACGCACGCGCAGATCGGCGCGATCACGGGCCACAAGAACGCGGAGATCACGGCGATTCTTGAAAAGCACTACGTCGCGAGCGACCCCGAACTTGCCGTCGCGGCCATTCGAAAACTGGAGGCGCGGGCGAGCGCCTCCAAACCGATCGACAAACCGGCCTGACCGGATCGAAGGCGAAGCAGTGGAAAACCGAGCGAAATCAAGTGGCTGGGGAACCTGGATTCGAACCAGGACTGACGGAGTCAGAGTCCGCTGTTCTACCGTTAAACTATTCCCCAACGGCGACGGAGCGGTTCGTATTCGCCCCGTCGGCCGGCGTCAAGGGCGTCTGCGTCAGGCGTTGGCGGCCCGGATCTTTTCGGCGGCGTCCTTGTCGAAGGCGATGCCCTTGCTGGCGAACAGCTGGTCAAGCTCGCCGGACAGGGTCATCTCCGTGATGATGTCGCAGCCGCCGACGAACTCTCCCTTCACGTAGAGCTGCGGGATCGTCGGCCAGTCGCTGAAGGTCTTGATGCCGTCGCGCAGACCGGCGTCGGCCAGCACGTTCACGTCCTTGAAGTCCACGCCCATGAAGGACAGGATCTGCGTCACCCGGCTCGAGAAGCCGCACTGCGGCATGTGCCTGGTGCCTTTCATGAACAGCACGACGTCGTTGGCGTCGATGTCGGTCTTGATCTGGGCGTGGACGTCGTCGCTCATGGCGATCTTCCTCTCGGGGTGTCAGGCGGGGGCGCTGGTGGTCAGGGCGAGGGCGTGCAGTTCGCCGCCCATCCGGCCCTTCAGCGCGGCATAGACCATCTGGTGCTGCTGGACGCGGTTCCGGCCGCGGAACGCCTCGGCGACGACCGTGGCGGCGTAGTGGTCGCCGTCGCCGGCGAGATCGCGGATCTCCACCGTCGCGTCGGGGAAGGCCTCGCGGATCAGGCGCTCGATCTCGGCCGCTTCCATCGCCATGCGTATCTCCGCGTCCTGCTCGCTGCGAACCTCGGACTCCGATTTAGAGCGGCGCGCCAGACCGCGCAACGGGGGAGGCCGCGCGTCTCTGTCGCGCGAAGGCGACGGGCGAGCAGGACGCGTCTGACGGAGCCGGCGCCGTCGC